TTCATCCTGCGCGCCGATGATCAGATTCGCGTGCGGATTGGTTCTTTCAGCCATGTCTTGCCCATTGAAAAACCGCCCGTAGGCGGCTTAGGTTTCGGCCCGGTTTTCGGCCATCTGTTTTAGTGCAGCGCCCTCCAAAACTTGCACGTCTTGGAACAGCTCCAGCCACTCATCTTTGGTGTCTGTCTCTCGGTCTAGAAGCGGGTAGATTGCCTCATACCGCAAGCCCGTAGGCCCGCCCATTGACACATTCCACTGCGTTTGCACGCGAGAGAACAGGACAAAGGCGCTCCAGTTCTCAGGAAACACATGGACTTCTTTATCGGCCTGGCGCGCTGCCAGCGCAGCGAGAAACGCATTTGCCGGTGCCGCCTCTTCTTTTGCGTAGAGCGCGGCCCCGGCTTCCCTCAGTTTCCCAAGCGGCCTTCCGTCACTGCGGTGCGGTAGGTTTCCATGATCGCGGCGGCTGCGGCTGGCAGCTCGTCGGCCAGTTGCTGTGCGTTGGGCTTGGTAAGGTCTTCATCGAGGTTCCAGCTTTCCAGAACGTCGAGGATGTATTCGGCGTTTTGGCCTGCCGTCTTTTCCATCAGTTCGGCCATGCTGAACTTGTCGCCTTCGGGCTTGTCTTTCGCGCCTGCGGCCTCAATGAGCTTGTCGATGAATACGCCAAATTCAGAGCGGGTGCGGTACTTGAACATGCACTCGATAGAGCCTTTGCCGCCTTCCAGCATGTCGAATGTGACGATGCGCTTGAAGTTCTTGGGGCGGTTGCCGAGTTTGATTTTGCTTGCCATGATGGTTCTTTCGCAGGGTTAAAAACGCCCGTGCGCAAGCCGCCGCTTCCCTGCGAAAGGAAGACAGCGGCCTGCGTCGGTGCTGGGGCGGCTTGCGCCGGAAACGAAAAAGCCCCGCCGAATTGCTCCGGTGGGGCTTTGCTGGGGTGGCTTAGTAAGAAACGCTGCGGCCAATAACCGTCAGGGCTGCATCGACCGTGTTCACGGAATTGCTGTTGAGCTTGGGCAGCTCAGACACGTTGAGGTAGCCGTAACCGTAGGTCACAGCACCGCCAGAGATAACCTGTTTGAAGGCCACTTTGGACAGGTTGCGCGAGATTTGCAGCATGGTCTGGTAACCGGGCTGCGCGGCATCGTGGGCCAGCGACATGGTGATGCTGGTAGCGTTGAAGCCAGTCGGAATCTTCAGGCTGTTGCGGCGTGCCAGCAGTTGCACGTCGGTAAACCGGGCGTCGCCACCCGAGCCGCTGATCGTCAGCACTTGGGGAATAGCCGTCCAGCCGCTGATCTTCTGGGCCGTGCCGGTGCCGGTGCCAGCAGGGTAGAAGCCTGTGTTGCTGGCGTCCACGCCGGTGAGGCTGAACGTGTCAGCGGTCAGCACCGTGATCTTCACCACGCTATCGGTGATGTCTTCCCAGCCGGAAGTGATCAGGATTTCATCGCCCGTGGTGTAGCCGTGGGCTACGCTGGTTGCCACTGCCGGGTTGGCGTTGGTGATCGCGGTGATGGTCTTTGCAGACGCGAACGTCTGCGAGAACTGCTGGGATGAACCCTCGGGGAAATACAGCGCCATGATTTGGCCCTTTCTTTGGACGAAAAAAAACCGCATTGCTGCGGCCGGTTGCGCCCTCATCGGGCAACGAAAAAGCCCCGCCGAATTGCTCCGGTGGGGCTTTGCTGGGGTGGGCTTTTCAGCCCTGAATCAGTGCGGTGTCAGGCTCTTGCGCCCCACACCTTGAATGTCTGTAATGCGCCTTTGAGTTCGCCGGGCGATTGCCCTTCGTCGCCTTCTACATAGGCGTCTGATGGCTCTTCAATCGGCGCCGCAACAAACCCAACACCGGGCGCGATGGCGCACAGTTCGGCTTCCACGGCGCGCAACAGGTCAAACGCGGCTTTCTTGCTATCGGCCCATGCGTTGATCTGAATGAATGCGTTGCGCTTGTCGGGCGCGCTGTTGTCCAGGAATCGAAAGGCCGTGCCGCCGATGTGCTGCCACGTCAGGTAGGGCCGAGCCGTGCCGTAGGGCGCCGTAGGCGACAGCACGCGGGGGCAGTGCAGGCGCATGCGTGCGAGTAGTTCGTCTTCCAGTGCCATTTATGCCCCGCCGTAGTAAAGGCCATCAAGGCGCTTTTGCAGCTCTGCCTTCATGGCGTCGATTGCTTCGCCTTCAGCCGCGCCAGCCCGGCGAATGAACGCCTTACCTGGGTGCTGGATAGGGGTTTGCAGTGGCGACTTCTTGAGCGTGTACCACTTGCCGTTTTTGCCCATGTAAACCTTGTAGCGCTGAATCCAGCCGTGCTCCAACAGCCGCCCATGCGGTGCCTTGGTGACGTTCCACGAGATGCGATACAGCGCTGATTTGCCTTCTTGGGAAGACTCTTTCATGTACGCCTGATAGATGGCGCTTTGCAGGTTTCCAGTCTTGGTGCCCATGCCTGCAACGTTCAGCTTCACGCGGTCATATAGCACCTGTGCACCAGCCTGGGCAACAGGCCGGATGGCGTCGCGCACTGCTTCGCCCATCTTGTCCATGAGGGCCGCGATGCCGTCGATTTCCGAGGCATCACAGAAGAACGCCTCAGATGACGGGCCGGTCAGTGGTTGTCTGCGCCTGCGCGATCCGCTGCGCCCGTTTGCCATTACTGCACCGCCTTACACGCCAAGTCCACAAATTCGCGCCGTCCCATGTCAGGCATCACCGCCTCAATCTGGTACACCGCCAGCCCAATCAGCACGCGCATTCCTGCCGTGATGTCGCTGCGAAATCGGATACGAATGCTGGCGCGCACGGTTGAAACTTCCGCGTCTGCTTTGATGGCTTCGCTACCAGATAGGTGCTTGACGTTCGCCCACACGGTCGCGTGCGTTTCCCAGCCTTCGGGCAATGGTTCGCCCCAGTCGTTGGTGCCACCTGTGCGGCGCTGGATTACGCAGCGGGTTGAGAGGCGTCCGGCTTGCATCATGCGTACACCTTGAACCGGTCGAGCAACGAGTCGGTGAAGCGCTCGGGCAGAGCGGCAACGGACACGCCCGTTTGGAGGCTCTCGCGGTTCGCGTAGAGGGTGCCAATGGTCAGCAGCAGCCAAGCCTTGATGCCTGCGGGGATTGCGGCTTGCTGCGCCGCTTCGTTGCCCGCGCTGTACCCGGCTGTGTAGTTCACCCACACGGAACCGGCGCCGCCGCGCACTTCGGGCCATTCTTGATCTGGAATCAGGCACACCGTGGCGCCCACCAGCTCATAAACCGACGTCGCCAATGTCTGCGTGGCTCCGTCTGCATCTTTGTACTGCACCGATTGCACGGCTTGGATGGTCGGCCATGGCAGCTTGATTGCGTCTGCAAAGTCGTCAAGCGTCAGCTTCCACGCCTGGGCCATGAGGCTGCGGCCTGTCAGTTGCTGGCATGTGTCCACGGCTGCGGCGATCAGCGCCGGAATCAGCGTGTCTTCGTCCGTGCCGTCAACGCGCAGGTGCAGCTTTGTCTCTGCAAGCGTCAACGGCAGGTAGGCCGGCGGGGTGGTTTGGGTGACGATCATGGTGTCCTTGTGATCTGCAAAGCGCCCGCGTGGGCAGGCGCTTCACGCATCAAACCGTGCCAGTCAGGGACAGGTGGCCCTTGACGATCACAGCACCAGCAGCAATCGAGGTGCCGCTGTTTTTGGTGATGACAACGCGCACATAGCGTTTGCCGCCGCGATAGCCCACCGAGTAGGCGGAATCAGCAGCGAGCGTTGCGGGGAACGTGCCCAACAGCTCATCACCGCTTGCGGCAGCGTCGCCGGTCAGGTCGGATGCGTCGCCGTGGCGCAGGCTTACGGTGTAGTCGCCAGAAGAGACGATGGCGCCGGTGTTGATGACGACCGTGGCAGAGCCCGCGCCTTGCAAGTCGATGATTGGGGCGTCGGCCTTGGTGGCAGAGTGCACCACAGGCGAGAGGGCGAGAACCGCCGCAATGTTGTTTTTGAGTTCGGACATGGTTTTGACCTTTCAGAATTGGGAATGGGCCGGGACATTGCCCGGCCCGGTTGGCTTAGGCAGAGAACTTGAGGAACTTCACGGCTTCGGTGTTGATAGCACCCCCGCCTGTGCGCTTCGTGCTGTAGAAGCGGATATAAGGCTTGGCCGTGTAGGGGTCGCGCAGGGTGCGAACGCCGATGCGATCCACGATGGTGTAAGCCTCTTTGAAGTCACCAAACGCCAGCGACAGCGATCCAGTAGCAATCGTTGGGATGTACTGGTCAATACGCACCGGGTAGCCCAGCAGGCGGTCGGGCTGACCGGCTTGCAGGGATGGCTCCCACAGATAGCGGTCGCTGGTGGCTTCCTTCATCTTGCGAATCAGGGTGCGCACTTCGCGGCGCATGACGAACGCTGCGTTTTGCAGGTACTGGTCTTTGAACGCGCCCAGCAGGTCTTGCAGCGGATCAGCCTTGGTCGTGTGGAATGCACCATTGGCGCCGGTAATGACGTGCTCAAAGGTGCCCCATGCGCGGCTGCCGTCGCCGGTCGCCGCCGTGGCGTATGCGGCCAGGCCACGGGGCTTGCCCACGCCGTCGCCAGTCCAGAAAGCAGCGCCTTCAACGCGAGCGAACTTGCCGCCCACCTTTTCAGCAAGCCAGGCTTCCACATCGGTGGCGGCGTCGTCGATCAGCTTCTGAGTCACCTTGGGCTGTGCGTACATTTCGTGCGCTTCGATCCGATACTTGCCAAGCTGCGGCGTATCGGTGTCGTTGCGTGCTCCCATTTCGGACACCCACCCGGCGTCGGCTTCGTCGTTGTCAACGATGCCTTCCAGGGCGTCGGTGCTGATGGTCAGCACGTTGGCCAGTTGGCGCATGGTGGATTGCTCATACACCTTCTTGATCATGCGGCCAACGGTGGGCGTAGGCAGCAGGTAGCCGCCATCAGGATCAGAACCGGCAGACAGAGCCTTGCGCTCGGCTGGGTTCAGGCGCTCGATGTCGCCATGGCGCACCAGCGAGTAAAAGGCGCTCTTGTATTCCGTGTAGGTGTCAACGGACACTTCAGCGGGGATGCTGCGGCCCTTGGATTGGAAGTCGGCGCGGAGCATGGCGTTCCAGCTCTTGCATTCGGCCTCCACGCTGCCATCGCCCTTGGCACCCGCGCCGGGGCGCTGCGATTCAAGGATGAACTTGTCAAAATCGGCCTTCAGGTCGGCCAACTTGTCCATTTCGTCACTGACTTTTGACAGCTTGACTTCGAGGTCTGCCACGGCCTTGCCTTCGGCCTTGGCTTTGATCAGTTCGTCGTTGGTTTTCTTGTGCTCTTCCCAGGCTTTGCCTTGGGCTTCAATAAGAGTCTTGATTTCGAGGATGTCGGACATGGTTTGCCTTTCTTTGGGCGTAAAAAAACCGCCTCTAGGGCGGTCTGGTTCTTGGTGGCGGGCGCCTATACGGGGGCTTTTCGCTGCTTGATGGCAGTGATCAGGCTTTGCATATCGTCTTCACCCGCATCACGCGGCCCAAGACTTTTCACGCGGCTGATAAAGGCCACGGCTTCGGTGCGAGACATTCCGTTATCTCTCAGGAATCTCTCGGCATCACGAATGGTTTCAAGCTCTTCAATCGAGCTTTTGACTGAACTGATGCGGCTTGCGTCATTCATCGGGAAGGTAACGAGGCTCAGTTCCAGCAGGTCGAGCCGCTTCAACGTGCGAATGCCGGTGATGCGGTCGTAGCTGTCTTCCTTGGCGCGGTATCCGATGCTCATGCCAGACAATGCGCCCATCTTCATCAGCTCGTAAGCCTCTGCCCCGCGTGCTGTTTTAAGCGCCAGCTTGCCGGAGAATTTTAGCCCTACGTTGTCCTCTTTCATGTCTGTATAGACACCAATCGGCTCATCACGGCGGTGCTGCCAAAGCATCGCGGGCATGCGTCCGATGGCTTTTTGGCTGCTCAAGGTTTCTGTGAATGCACCGGGAACGATGATGTCGTTGCCGCCGTCCTTGATGTTGAAAACCGAGCCGTAACCCTCGAAAGTGCCATCGTCTTTTGAGGCTTTCAGCTCAAAGGAAAAGTCAATGGTTGCCATATGGCTCCTTACAGTAGAAGTAGTAGCAGGCTGTCGTCTTCGCGTAGCTGCCTGCTGTTGTCTGCCATTGGGATAGGCTGTGCGTAAAAGCGCGGCTTACCGACTGGTTTTCCTGCGGCGCTGGTCGAGGTCAAGCTGCCAAGCGCTATAAAAGTCATGCTGGCGCTGCCATACATTGCATTGGGGTCGCTGATTCGATCCCATGTTTGCGCCCAACTGTTGCCCCAGCCGTTGAAACTTGATGTCACTGCGGCCCCCATTCCGTGCCTGGTTGGCCGTCTCCCGTTACCGCTACGTCATTGACCAACTTGATGTTCACCCCCGGTGGGCTGGCGTTCATCGCGGCCAAGATGGCGGCAGTGGTCAAGGTGGCCGTGTCCACAGTCGATCCAGACATTGAGCCAATCGCATACGGCACCAGCGCCCCCGTAATCGTGAAGCTGGCCGCACCCGTGCCGCTGGCCTCTGCGCCCAGCGGTGGCGTGTTCGTGCTCAGCGTGAACGATGCTTCGCCGATGCCATTGAGCGAAGCCGTCAGCAGCGCATTGGCGAACGTGAAAGCCAGCGATGCAACGCCCGAGCCGGACGAAATAAGCTGCCCCGCCGCATCCGACACCGTGAACGTCAGGGTGCTGGTGCCTGTCGTGGTAACACCTCCCACCATGCTTGCAGTCGGCGACAGGCTCAGCGCGGTCACGTTGCGGCTGCTCATGCCGCCTGATGTCTTGGGCAGCACCCAAGCGCTGGGGCTCAAGTGCCCATCAGGTGTGGCGCTCTTGGCGTGGAACGATTGGTAAGCGTTGCGCCGCATCCCGTGCTTGTTAAGACCACAGCGCATGGACGCAATGCCGCCGCCCGTCGTCCCGTAGCCGTTCAGAAAACGACCGGGCGACTTGTGCAGGACGGAGCCGTTACCAATCAGGGCCATTTATGCCCCCCATCCAAATTCGAGGTGGCCACTGATAGGTGATGCCACCGGAGTCGCGGCCCCAGCCAGCATCAGCCAGGCCAGGCACGCGCCGTCGTACACCTTGGGCATGCTGGCAAACTGGTTCACCAGGTCGCGTTCAGCAGTCACGCCCAGCGTAGTGATAGGCAGCGTCATCAATGGCTTGCACAGCACCAGGTTCAGCACGCCTGACACATAGCTGGCCGACAGGCTGAACTGCTGCACAGAGCGTATGCCCGCGTCGCCCGTAGCCAGCGGAACGAATGGGCCGAACTTGCCAGCGCCCGTGCCGCTGTAAACGATCTGCGTCACAGGTGCGGCGGTGTTGCCAATGGGTAGGGTTGCTGGCGTCAGATTGCCCGCAGTTCCGCCGCTGTCGGTGTAGGTGAGGCGAATGTTTGGCGTGCCCGCGCCCATGACAGTTGAAGGCGTCAAGAATGCCTGCACCCCCGCGCCGTCGGTGTAGCGCGGCAGGGTGACGGTGTTGTTAAGCGCCTGGTCGCCCGTGGCGGTGACGGTGGTGATGGGGTAGAAGCCCAGCAAATCCACCAGCATCAGCACACAGGGCGCAGTGGTCGCGGCTGCGGTCTGCGCGGCAGCGTTCAGCAGCACCTTAAAGCCGCCCACATTGCCGCCGTGCGGGATGCCCGTGGCGTTGGTGGTGGCATCTGTCAGGGCCTGAAATGCCAGGTTGGTGCCCGTACCCAGGATGGTGTCAGCACCGGGGTTGCCGCCGCCGCGAAACAGGCTGTACCACATACCTGCTGTGTGGGCTGTGGGGGTGAACGTGGATTTTTGCCAGTCGGCGCGGTAGCCACGGCCTGAGACGGTCAGGCTGTTGATGATGTCGTCTTGCGAGGTAAAGCCAGCCATGTCAGTTCCAGGTTGTTTCGATGACGCCGTGGACCGGCGCGCCCGATAGCGTCCCGTTCGGCAAGGCGATCAGGTTGAGGTAGGCGTCGTCTTTGATCTCGGGCATCAAGGCCATGTCAGTGAAGTAGTCCACTTCGGTCGGTGCGTCGATGCCGAACAGGGCGAACGTCGCCAGCGGCTTGACCAGCACCAGAGCGAACAAGCCCACATCACCCGCACCTCCGATTGTCACGGACTCCACCGAGCGAACCCCGCTATCCCCCGCTTGCAGGCTCAGGAATGGCCCGTTGTTGGGGTAGCTGGCGTTGGCCTGCATGCTGTGCAAAATCGTGCCGTTGACGAACTGCGTGGACATGACATGGCTCCGCGATATGCGCCCTGCCACACCGTCCTGGTTGGTGTAATTCACTGTGAACGGCTGCCCGCCCGTCTGCCCGGCAACAACCACGGGCATCAGTTGCACGCCTGCGCCATCGGCATACCGTGTCGGCGCGGTGGTGTTGTCCATGAACTGCTCATCCAGCACGCTCTCGTCAATGAAGCCGTAGAAGCCGATGTAGTCCAGCAGCTTGCAGCTCAATGGTGTTGCCGTCGCCGTGGGCGTCATCGCCATCAGCTTGCGCAAGAACTTCTTTTGGCCTTGCGCGTTGACATTCCCACCGTGGCGAATGCCGCCGTCCGTGCTCTGCTTCAAGGGCACGAACACGCCAGGCGAGCCAATGTAGTAATTGGGGGCCGGGTTGCCAGGGCTCATGGAGAGATCGAACCACACCCCAGCCGCCGTGGTCTGCGTGGCCTGCTTGCGAAAACTCGCGTACAGGTAGCGGCCCGCGTCTTGCGCGTCGGACAGCTCACGAAGGTTGCGAAAGCCGGGCATGGTCATTCAGCAGAGATACTCAAAGCGCCAGGGGCAAACTGCGGCTGGATGCCAGAACTCACATTCAGCGTCGCAGACAAGGCCCCGGAAATCATCATGGCCACAGCGCCAGAAGCGGTGTCCACGACAGCGAAGTGCGTCAAGGCGTTGGTGCCCGCCGTACACGCGCCGAACTGAATCAGGGCGGCATTAGTGAACGGGCTCGATGTTCCCGTCCAGGCGGTCGCCTTGGTCAGCGCCACGCGGGCATACCCGGTATAGCTGGCCTCGGCTGCCAGGCTTCCGGGCTCGCCTGGGTCAGCCGTGAACAGCGCGAGGTACTGGGTAGCGCCCGCACGGTATGCAGGGTCGATGCCGCGCAGGAACACGTCAAGTGCTGCGGCTTCGGTGATGTTGGATAGAGACATTAGGCGTCCTGTTCGATTTGTGTCGCGGTAAGGATGTTCCCGTCGCGGTCGCGGGTGACTGTCGTGTCTGTCTTGCGGGTCGGTAGGCTAACAATGATGTTCGGGGTAGGCATAACAGCCTCAAAACTCACGTTTGGCGCTGCAATATCAACCTTCACCTCTGCCGGGGCCACGTTTATGACCGGGGGCTGCACTTCTGGCAGGTTGACGGTCACTTGTGATGGCTCTTGTTTGGCCGCTTCGTTGTAAATCTTGACCAAGTTTTCAGGCAGATGGATGTGCGTATCGCCTGTTTTTACCTCTGTATTTGGGGGTAAAACAGGCTGTTTTGGGGCCAAAAGGGACATATTTACCAGGGTTTTCACCTCTGAAATGTCTTGAATTGCCCTTTCTACCTGGGCCTCTTGCTTTGCGTTTTGCGCATCCTGAGCGGATGTGTCTACCGGCTCAGGCGCGGCCGTGCTTCCAAGGGGTAACAGCGCTGCGTCGCCGCCCATGGGGTTCAGTTCTTCCAGGGCGCGCACTTCGTCTTGTGTCATCCACGCTGGCGATCCGCCAGAGCCGAGAGCCTTGGCGAAATACTCGCTGCGGTCCTTGTGCGAGCCGCGCATGAGCCCGGCGGCGTTGAATTTCACGAAGTAGCCTGCCTCCACCTCGGCATCAGTCAGAAGGTGGAACTCGGCAGACTGCTCGATGCGCTCATACCAGGGGCTGAGGGTGTGCACCACATGCGCGAGAAACATCTGCTCTGCGCTGGCGTAGGTTGCGGCCTTGTCGCTGTACCCTGCCATGATCGGCATGACGCGAAAGGCGCGGCAGATTTCCTCGATCTGGTGCTTTCGCGTCTCCAGAAGTTGCGCGTCAATGCCGGTCATGCTCTGCGGGTGGAACTTCGCGTTTCTGTCCAGCAGCTTGGTTTTTCCCATGTTCGCTGCGCCGTCGAATTCCTTCTCCAGCCAGGCGCGCATGGCCTTGTATTGCTCCGCGTTCAGCGTCCCCTCGACCGAGTAGGTGCCGGAAATCGCAGCACCGTTCTTTTGCATTCGGGCCTGCGACTCTTCGGCAGACATGGCAAGCCCGATGGCTTCGCGGGCCATCTTGACCACATCCAAGCCGCTCACGGCGTCCCAGCTGGGGCCGCGCCAGTGCCAGACAGCCTCTTGCGGGACTGTCATAGTCTTGCCGCTGGGGGCGGTGATCTGGTATTCCAGGCTGTAGTCGTCCTTTTGCTTGCAGGACACAGCACCAGGCGGGAATGGGATCAGCTCGCGGACTTCACCGCGCACGCGGTTGATGAAGGCATAAGCATCGCCGGTCATCACGCAATGAATGGTCATGGTTTCGCGCAGCTCGAAGCTGGTCATCCATCCATTCGGCTTGCGGTGCAGCACGCGATAAAGCGGGTGATCTGCGGCGGGCATGATCTTGTCGCCCACCTGCCGGTAAACCTTAAACGGCACCTGCGCCACGCCTTCGGAAATGACGCGCACGCACGACAGCACAGCGGGCACCTCTAGGGCGGACTTGTGCGACACCGACGCGCCGCTTTTCGTCCCCATCCACCCGGCCAACAGCCGGAACAAATCGAGCGAGTGACGAACCGAGCCGTCCTCGTTCGACTTTCGGCTGAAAGGCCATAGTTTCATGCGGTTTCCCAGAAGGACTTCTCTGTAGAGAGGGTTGTGTTGATCAGGCCAGCGGCCATAACTGCAGCGACAGCCAAGTCAATCCGGCCCGTCGCTTTTTCCTTGGACAGCTTGCGGTTTTCCGCGCCATCCTGCTCGATCACCGAATTGCTCATGCACCAGTCGAGCACCTTGTGGCCCGAGTGCGCAATCTCGCCGTTCAGCAGCATTCGCTCGAACGTCTCTAGCGCCGGGCTGAAGTCCTTGTATCCCTGTCCGACCGGCCTCATTTCCGGCAGCGAGATGCCGTCATCCGCCGCCATGGCCATCAGATCCTCGATGCGCCAGCGGTCATAACCACACGCCACGATCTCGAAGAAGTCGCACATGGCCGACAGCTTTTGCAGGATCACGCGCTTGCTGATCGCGCGGCCAGGCGTCGTGTCCAGGTAGCCCTCGGCGCGCCACTGCAGGTAAGGCACGCGGTCGGTGTCGGCCTTGCGCTGCAGTTCCACATCGGGCAGCCAGGCGAACGGCACCAGCAGCCACGGTTCTCCAGCCTCGATAGGTTCGACAAGGAAAACCATGCCTGTCAGGTCGGTGGTGCTGGATAGGTCCAGCCCCGCAACCGCACGGCGCCCGCGCAAGTCTTGCCAGTCGAAGTCACGCTGCGCGCCGCGCCACACTTCGCCGCTGATCCATGGGCTCTCGGCGTCCGTCCACTGGCAGAAATTCAAGCGCCGGACAATGGCCTCCTTGGACGGCATGCCCTTCGCTTCAACCACCTGCTCCCGGATGTATTTCATCCCCGGCAGATCGGCGTCTTGCAGTGACGGGTTCGCTTTCGGCCAGCACGTTTCGTCGGCAAACGGGTCATCGCTTTCGTCTAGCCCGCAGACAAAAGGGAAAAACGCATCGTCTTCCACCTCACCCGCTGCCACCTTCGCGCCGTACTCGTGATACCCCCAGCACGGCCCCATTCGGTTGTGGCCCGCATTCGTAATCATGAAAATCATGGCCTGCCTGCGCGACTTCGTACCGGCCCGCATCATTTCGACCACAGTGTTCGTCTTGTGCTCGTGCAGCTCGTCAATCAGGCCGATGTGGGGCCGTGGGCCGCTTTGCCCATCGTCGCTACTGATTGGCCTGAAGAACGCGCCCTGCGCCATGTAAGCAAGATTCCAGCACCGCTCACCCGTGCCGCTCTTTTGCAGGCGCTTGGATAGCTCAGGCGATTGATCCACCATCGCAACGGCGTCACGGAACAGGATCATGGCTTGATCCTTTTTCGTGGCGGCGCTGTAGATTTCCGCGCGTGGCTCGTTGTCAGCCACCAGCCCCAACATGCCCACGCCAGCGGCCAGGGGGGATTTGCCGGAACCCTTCGCGGTTTCGATGTAAGCGTTGCGGAACCGGCGGTGCCCGTCCGGCCCCGTCCACCCGAAAAGCGAACCGATAACAAACCGCTGCCAGGGCAGCAAGGCAAACGGCTTGCCCTCGAAGTCGCCGCCGTTGAGTTTCAGCACGTCCTCGAAAAAACCTTGCGCCTTTTCCGCCGCCTCTACATTCCACACCATCCCGCGCTTGTGCCCCTCGGCCATATCCCGAAGGTGCCGCGCGCACTGGCCGCGCACATGAGGCCCAGCAATCCGCTCGCCCGCCACGACTTCCAGCGCGTACTGCGTAGCCGCGTCAGAAATAGCGGGCGGCTTTGTCTTCTTGCTTCTTGTCATCAGGGGTCGCAGTGACGCGGGAGCGCGCCGAAGGGGTCATGCCGAACTCGGCGGCATAGCGCACCATGTCGGCCTTGGCCTTGTTTGCGATCCCGACGAGCGGGTTTTGTATGGCGTTGCCGCTGACGGTCTTAATCATCAGCGCCGCGTTTAATTCATCCTTGGCGGCCATCCGATTCAGCGCCCGCTCTGCTTGCGCCCAGCGCCCATAGGCGGCGGCGTAGGCGGCCAGCGCGGCGCGGTCTAGCTCCGTCATCAGGCCAGCGGCGTACAGGGCGCTGCACACGCGGCCCCATTCGACCTTGGCGTCGTCGCACAGGAACGCGGGCGGTGTCGGCTCGGCCAGGGCGACCACGGCCTCGGCCTTGTTGACGGCGCGCTTGCCTCTGTTGCCAGTGACAAGTTTGAGCGCTGTCGGCGTAGGCTTACGTCCGACTGTCATACGTCCTCGGGAATCGCCAGCGCGCTATCGGCCTCGACCTCGGCAAACGTCGCGCCCGTGGCTTCGTGTGTGGCCTGCTTGCCAGTGAATTCGCACCAGCGGCGAACGATCACGTCCACATACTTTGGGTCAAGCTCCATCAGGCGGGCGTGGCGGCCGGTTTTCTCGCAGGCAATGAGCGTCGAGCCTGATCCGCCGAAGCAATCCACGACGATATCGCCGGCCTTGCTGCTGTTGCCAACGGCTCTCTCGACCAGTTCGACCGGCTTTTGCGTCGGGTGCACATACGCGCCTGTGTTGCCGCGCCCCATGTACCAGACGTCCGATTCGCTGCGGTCGCCATGGAAGTTGCCGCCCTTGCTGTAGAAAATGAACTCATGCTGTGGCCGGTAGTGCTGATGCCCAAGGCCAATGCTCTTCTTGTCCCACACGATGCAGGCACTCACCTCAACCCCGCAGGATTTAAGTGCGCCCTCGAATTCCGCATAAGTCCGCCACGGGAAACACACATAGAAGGCAGATCCATCTTTGCTTCGGGACTTGGCTGTAGCCAATGCCTCCTGAACTAGCGCAATCAGGCTGTCGCCTTGTGCGTCGTCTCCCTTAATCATCCCGAAATTCTTCTTTCCACGACCGCCCTCGTAGCTCATGCCATAAGGAGGGTCTGTGAAAACCATGTCTGCCGACTGTCCGCCCATGAGCGCGCCGAACGCATCAATGCTGGTCGAATCCCCGCACATCACCCGATGCCTACCAAGCAGCCAAACGTCGCCCAGCTTGCTCACCGGCTCGGCCTGCAACTCGGGCACAGCGTCCTCGTCCGTCAAGCCTTCGGGAATTTGCTCGGGCGTCAGCGCGTCAATCTCGTCTTGCGTGAAACCGGTCAGCAGGTTGTCGAAACCAGCATCAGCCAGCTCGGCAAACTCAATCGCCAGCAGCTCATCGTCCCATCCCGCATTCAGCGCCAGCTTGTTATCCGCAATGATGTAAGCGCGCCGCTGCGTGTCGGTCAGCCCAGCCAGCTCAATGCACGGCACTTCGTCCATACCCAGCTTGCGCGCGGCAAGGATGCGGCCATGGCCCGCAATAATTCCGTTCTCGCCGTCCACCAGCACGGGGTTCGTCCAGCCGAACTCGCGCACGCTGGCCGCGATCTGCGCTACCTGCGCATCGCTGTGCGTGCGGCTGTTGCGCGCGTAGGGTATTAAATCCTCAACCTTGCGGCTGACGATGACAGGGTGCGTTTTCATTTATTCCTCGGGGGTTCAACCCCCTATTGCCATTTCGCGGGTGTGCGCAAAGCAAGTACAGGCCGGT